CGTATTGCACTTATATTAGGAGATGGTTCCGGACAGAGTGGTTACGGACAAACATTAAGTAGTTCGCAAGTGTCTAGTTCGTCTGGTATTGTTACAGCCCAAGATTTAAATAACATATATGCAGACGTATTAAAAGCTAGAGTACACCAGGTAGGACCTGGAGATTTGTCAGTTGCACAAGTAATACAAAATTTGAATGTTGTTGCTGAAGATACTAGCTTCTTTGTTGACGATGATGGTGTAACATCAGCCGATCCAGAAGGTGCAAAGAAAGGCTTATCTGACTTTGAGGCACTTATGTCTACAATTGAAGCAGATAAATCTTTAGTTGACTCTACCCAAGCAACTCTAGAAACTGGTATAAGTTCAGTACGTTCGTCTACTTGGAATGGACTTATCTATCACGAATTAATTGTTACATTCGATGATGGTGATCACAGAAGACATTTTTTTAACACAGGCGGAGAAATTAGAATTTCTTCTTCAAATACTAGTGCAAGCACACCTAAAGGACTAGATTGGTCAGCTTTATGTTCAAGCACAGGTGTAATAAGATTTGGGTCTAGCACCACTACATCGACTACAGGCGGCGGCACATCTGTAGGAAATTTTGATTTAACTAGCAATTATCAAAATGTTTACAATAAAGTTGGCTCAGGCGCAGGCAGCGCAATTTATGCAGCAAATACATACACTGTCAAAGTAAGATCGGATATTCCAAGTAGAATAATTTTTAGACTAGAATTTAACGATTTAGCAGTTGACAATATAATTGACAATAACGTTGATGGAATTTTGCGTAGCACTGTACAACATTACAGAGCAACTGGCGATGTCGCCGTAGACGCACCATCATACTTCAATAGTAACTCTTTGTCATAACAATATCTCTGTTTTAAATTATAACTAAATACTTAAAATGAGAGATAATGAATGCCAACAGTTGTTCAAGCTAGTAGATTTAACACCCTTAGAAACAGAGTAAATGCTATTCTGGGGACTTCAACGTCATCTGCACCTACATCTGGATATGGACAAGGCACAACTTCTAACGCAGTGGTAGGAATCTCTACTGCACCTACAATTGTAGATGCAGACAAAATTACTGCTCAAGATTATGAAGATTTATATATAGATATAGTTAGATCTAGATATCATCAAGTTGGCAATTCCTATGTTATAGATGATTTTGTTGTAGGAGATTTTGAAAGTAATCCGACAACTGCTGACAAAATTGAAGAAGCATATATAACAGGATTGGAAGGTCTTGCAACAAACCTTGAAACAGACAAATTTTTAGTAGATCCTGCACAAATATCTGTAGTTGGTTTTGTGGATAGTAACGGAAATGATATGTCTAGTACAAGAATAGGCTCTACACCGTGGAACGGAACTATAAGCCATATTTTTACAATGACATTTCCTACAGAAAACGCAAGACGACATTTTTTTAATTCTGGAGGCCAAGTGAGATTTCAAGGTAATGTTGATTACACTGGAAGTCAAGCAAAAACAGTTGATTGGCAAACTATTATTGCCAACATGGGTCAAATTTCGTTCGCTGCTAATTCTACTTTTAGTAATTCTGGTGTAGGCACAGGATATCCTATAGGTAATTATTCTTTAACAAGTTCATATAGATTATGTTATTCAAAAAGCGGTGGCGCACTTTATTCTAGAAATGATTATGAAATCAGGGCTAGAGAAGTTAGTGCTACAGTAATCCAATTTAAAGTTAGTTTTGTAGACGGACAGCCAAACGATCCAACTTATGGAATTGACGAAAGTGTATTTGGTGATTTCGAAAGTAGCATATTATTAGCAGTACCGAACGGAAGCGTAAATATCAACGGAACTGTTTATGATACAGTAGTTTACAGTGAAAGCCTACCAACCGGAACTGTTATATCTCCATTATAACCACTATTAACTTGACAATCTTAAAAAAATGTTATATACTACTATAATAACAATAGGAGTATTACTATGGACGAACGGCTTGAAAAAGCACTAGATTTCTCAAATTATATGATCACACTAAACAATCAAAAAAGATTGCTTAGAGAAAAATTTGAAGAACAATTGCTGTACTTTTTTTCTGGCTCACAGTTTACAATTACTAAAGAACTAATTAATTTTTGTAAGGCAATGCACGATGCTAATCAAGATGATGTTGTTTTAATTGATGACCACGGTAATCCTGCTTTAGTACAAGACATTGAAGCATTTTACGGAAACATACTAGCGCAATATTTTGAAGCAGCTAATTCGTATCATACAAATTATATAACCTTAAAAAAGAATAGAAGTGTAGAAAAGCTAGTTGAATATGAGCAAAACTAAAGGAGTTTTCCTTTTTGCAAAAAACAATGGACAACTAGATTATGTCAAACAAGCAGTTTTTTTAGCAAAAAGAATAAAAAAATATTTAAATGTTCCTGTTTCTTTGGCAACAGACAGTCCAATTTATTTACAAGAAACTTACGGAACTGACGACTTTGATAAAGTTATTAATTTAGACTATACTAATAATAGTAATTTACGTTATTTTTATGACGGCGCTATGTCTAAAAAACAAGGCGGGTTTAAAAATGCTAACCGTGCAGATGTATATGATCTTAGCCCTTACGATGAAACTTTATTATTAGATACAGACTATATTATATCTAACGATTTGTTATCCTCGGTATTTGAATCAAATGCAGACTTTATGATTTACAAAAAGTCAAGTGATATCTCGCAAGCAAGAAACGAAGACGAATTTGAAAAAATAGATGATGTTAGCATTGACTTTTATTGGGCAACTGTAGTATTTTTTAGGAAATCAGAAACTAACAAAACATTTTTCGATTTAGTAAAGCATATCGAACAAGAATGGCACCATTATAGACGAACATATCAAGTTAAATCACATCTTTTTCGAAACGATTTTGCATTCAGTATAGCTATCCACATAATGAATGGTTTCCAACCAGGTAGTTTTGCTGAAGAATTACCAGGTACAATGTTTTATACTGCTGATCGAGATATATTGTGGGAAATGAATGACGATAAAATGATGTTCTTAGTAGGTAAAGAAAATTATCTAGGAGAATACACTGCTGTTCAAACAAAAGGCCTAACAGTACATGTTATGAATAAATTTAGTTTGACAAGAATTATTGATAAGGAGTTAGCAAATGAGTAGAGGGATAGTTGTTTTAGCTCAAAATACTGAAAAGGTTAATTATGTAGACCAAGCATGTTTATTAGCAATGAGTTTAAAAGTACATAATCCAAATACTAAAATAAGTTTAGTTACTAATGACGAAGTTGAAAAGAAAAATTTATTTGATAAAATTATTCCTATCCCGTTTGGAGATCATGCTGAACACAGTGATTGGAAAGTAGAAAATAGATGGAAGTTATATCACGCTAGTCCGTACGACAAAACTATCGTTATGGATACAGACATGCTGATATTACAAAATATTGACGTTTGGTGGGATTTTTTAGAAAATTATGAAATATATTTTACAAATAAAGTTTTAACTTACCGCGGAACTCCTGCTGATACAAATTTTTATAGGAAAACGTTTATTGATAGTAATTTACCTAACCTTTTTAGTGGTTTGCATTACTTTAAAAAGTGTGAGTTTGCACAAGACTTTTATGCATGGCTAGAATTAGTTGTAAATAACTGGCAAACATTTTACGAACAACAATTAATGCCACAATCTAGACCACAGCATGTTAGTATAGATGTTTGTGCGTCTATTGTTGCTAAAATTTTAGACTGTGAAGATGAAATTACAAATAGTATTTCATCATTGCCTACATTTGTGCATATGAAATCGCACTGTCAAGATTGGAAAGAAGTAGAAAACAATTGGCTTGACAAAGTAGGATTTTACATTTCAAAAAATTGTGAAATAAAAATAGGAAATTTTATACAAAATGGTGTATTGCACTATACAGAAGATAATTTTTTAGAACAAACTCCAGTAGTAGAAAGATATAGGAGTTTGTTGAATGTCTGAATTAGCGTCTTTACTAAAAAAATTAAAAGTTGAAGCTGTATCTAACGAAGCATTTGTCTATTATGAAGAACAAACAGGTGCAGTTAAAAAAGTAAGCAACAGGAAATATGACACAGAGGAATACGGCTTACTAATAGTTTCACAAGATCAAGCAAAACCTTTATTAGCAGGCGAATATCGGCTTGACGAGTGGGTTGTAACTTATGATGTTGCAATCAAAGATAGAGTTTTAAAATTAAAAACTTATGAAGATAAAAATAAAATTGCTTCAACACTTTGTTATGAATTACCGGTAATAAAAAATTACAATGATGGTCATAGTACTCTTACTCCGGCATATGATGGAGTAGATGTTTATATTTGGTCAATTGACGGTTGTTATGTAAAAGATCAAATTGTTTTTCATGAAAATAACGTTTATAAACTTTTAAAGGACAATGCCGAAGGTGAGGAATTCGGTAACGCTGATCTATTTGTAGAAAACGTGTTAATGTCAGACATGTCAACAGTTACCCATGACTTAGAATTTTTGACAATGAAGCCAGAATACGAAGGTATACACGTTGACGTATGGTATGATGAATTACCGCATGTCGCAGGTCAACATATTTGGAATAAAGGAACAGTTTATAAAATTAAAAAAGATCAAAAAGAAGGAACTAAATTTAAAAAATCTAATTGTGAAGTAATTTTAAAAAATGTAATCTTATACGCTGATGAAAATAAATGGCTAGAAGTTATTGATCCTAATGATTTAACATCGGGTATGATTATTCTAAATAATAATAAAATTTTTAGTATTGGTTACGCTTCAGAACAATTTGAAAAGCAACAAAAAACATCATTTTGGAGAGAATCAGACAGGTATATAATTGTTTGGGATACAATTGAACTTTTGAAATTTGATTCTTTGAATAAAAAAACATTGTTTTATGAAACTACGAACAAAGTATACCATAAAGATGAATTAGAAAATGGTCAATTAGTTTTAGTAGGTCAGCGTATCTATAACTACAATACTGGAAAAGACTATGATGTAATTGTGCAGCAAAATTTAGTTGATAGATGTTGGACAATTATTTTAAATCCATACACTAAGTCTTTTTTAAATACAAGTGGTTACTCTATAAATGATAAATTGTATTTTAGTGTTACAGAAAAGTATGATCCTAATATTTTATATAGAACACTTGAAATTAATGCAGAAGAACTTCTTTGGGCACAGCCGAAAAATGTTCCATTCATATATGATTCTGAATCTAGTGGTGATAATGTAAGTATATACACAGCAAAATACTTTGAACACTACGCACACGAGGTAATACAATAAATGAGTAAATTTAAGCCTATAGACTATGATATAATCTATCTGTCATATGATGAACCAAATGCAGAAAAAAATTATGCAGATTTATGTCAAAAAGTGCCGTGGGCAAAACGTGTACATGGTGTAAAAGGTTCTGATGCTGCACACAAAGCCTGTGCAAGATTGTCTGAAACAGATAGATTTATTACTATCGACGGAGATAATCGCATCCGTCCAGAATTCCTTAATCAAGAAATAGATTTTACTGAGCATGTAGATTTACAAAATGCTGTAATAAGCTGGTGTGGCAGAAATGAAATCAATGGGTTAATGTACGGTAATGGCGGAATTAAATGTTGGCCAACCGATTATGTATTAAATATGAGGACTCATGAGAATGCAGATCCTAATAATCAACATGCGCAAGTAGACTTTTGCTGGGACGCTCAATATATTCAAATGAATAGCGTTTACTCAGATGTATATAATAATGAAACTCCAGGTCAAGCATGGCGAGCAGGTTTTAGAGAAGGAGTAAAACTGTCAACTAACAGAGGAGTTAGGATTACTCCAGAAGAGTTTAAAGATAATCATTGGAGATGTTTACATTGGCTTTATATCTGGAGTATGGTAGGTGCTGATGTAGAACATGGCTTGTGGGCAATTTATGGAACAAGGCTCGGCTTACATATGACTATGTGTACAGACTGGGATTATGTCCAAGTAAGAGATTTTGAATATTTAAATAATCTTTGGGAACAATTAGAAGTTACTGAAGATAACATAATGGATGAAATTGAGGATTTAGGAGCCAAGATAATTAATGCTTTAGATATTCCTATTTCTGAACAACCGTTAACAGCAGAACAAAGTAAATTTTTTAAGAGTGTATATCAAAATCCTTCTAGAACTGATAATCAACAATTTATTGAAGAATTGAAGGATGCATAATGGGTGATGTTTTAACAGGTTATAAAAAAGTTAGAGAAGAATTAAACAACATAAGTTGTTCAATGTGTCTTGCTAAATGGAAGCAAGTAACATTGCATTTACAAACAGGACACACCCACAGTTGTCATCATCCTGCTACTCATAAAATACCTATTGAAGAAATTGAAGTAGAGCCCAGTGCTTTACATAATACAAGTTTTAAAAAGCAACAACGTGCTAAAATGCTTAAAGGTGAACGCCCTGAAGAGTGCGATTACTGTTGGACAGCTGAAGATTCGTCAGACGGTTCTACATTTAGCGATAGAGTAACTAAAAGTGCTGAAGAATGGGCATGGCCAGAAAGAGATATTATTGCTACTAGCTCGCCGGAGGAGAACACAAATCCTAGTTATGTAGAAGTAAGTTTTTCTAATGCTTGTAATTTTGCTTGTACTTATTGTTCACCAGAAATTAGTAGCACTTGGATGCAAGAAATTCAAAAGCATGGCGGATATACTGGCACGACATATAATTTTAATAATTTAGACTGGATAGCACAAAACGATAAAATGCCAATTCCGCACAGAGAGGCAAATCCTTATGTAGATGCATTTTGGAAATGGTGGCCAGAGTTATATCCTAATCTACACACTTTTAGGATTACAGGCGGTGAGCCTTTAATGGCTAAGGATACGTTCAAAGTTTTAGATTATATAATTGAAAATCCTAATCCTAATTTAGAACTAAACATAAACAGTAATTTATGTGTACCTGACGGATTAGTTGACAAGATGATTGAAAAAGCAAAACGAATCCAGGGTGAAGGTTTAATTAAAGATTTTAAAATTTATACAAGTGCCGAGGCGCATGGTAAACGTGCAGAATACATAAGGCACGGAATGGATTATAATCAGTGGTTAGATAATTGTGATAAAGTGTTGACTGAAATACCAGATGCTAAAATTACTAACATGGCAACATATAATTCATTAAGTTTATCCAGTTACAAAGACTTAATGAAGGACTTGTTGGATTTACGCAAAAAACATCATACTGATCCTGCTAAGAGTCATGCAGTTAGTTTAGATGTTAGTTATTTACGTTGGCCACCACACCAGTCTATATTAATAGTCCAAAACGACAAGTATTTAAAAATGCTCGAAGATCAAGTAACATGGATGTTCCAAAATAAAGAACATAGTCATTGGCCACCGCTTTGTGGTATTGGTATGTATGACTATGAAATAAATAGGTTACAGCGAATATATTGGGTAATGCAACAGAGTCCAAAGCACATAAAGGAAAAAGACCTTATAGAGGGCAGGAAAAATTTTATTGCGTTTTTTGAAGAACATGATAGACGCAGAGGAAAAAATTTCCTTGAAGTGTTTCCTGAAATGGAAGATTTTTATTGGGAGTGTAAAACACAATGAGTCAAGCGTTATTTGAATGGCGTAAGAGAGTACTAGATAGTGTAAGTCCTAGTTTTTGTGCAGCTAAATGGTATAATGCAACTATACATTTAGGACATGGAATGACACACAGTTGTCATTTACCAATTCCACATCCTATCGATAAAGAAGAATTAAAAGATAATCCTAGTGCTATACACAATACAGCCCATAAGAAAAAACAGCGTGAACGTATGCTAAACGGCGAACGTCCGCCTGAATGTGAGTATTGTTGGAAAATTGAAGATATTGGACGGGATAATATTTCTGATAGAGTGTATAAAAGCCAAATATACAAAGAAAAAGATATTATTGCAATATCTAAAGCTGACCCGTATGCAGATGTACTACCAAAAACTTTAGAAATAAGTTTTGATAGAACATGTAATTTAGCATGTAGCTATTGCAACTCAAGTTATAGCACTACATGGGCGCAAGATATTAAAAAGAATGGTCCTTATCAACAGATGAAATCAGATGGTGCAGGAGCATATCATCATGACGGCGAATGGACAGAACCATACGGTAAGTTTAATGAAGGAAATCCATATGTAAAAGCCTTTTTTGAATGGTGGCCTCAGTTGAGTACTGAACTAGAGGAGCTTAGAATAACCGGAGGTGAAGCACTAGTAAGTCATCAATTTTGGAATTTTGCAAAAGTTGTAAAAGAAAATAATGCTCCTAATTTAAGAATTGCAGTCAATTCAAACTTAATGGTAAAAGAGGATCTTATACAAGACTTAATTGACTTTACTAAACTAGATAACTATAAAGAATTCGATTTGTTTACTAGTTGTGAAGCAACCGGATTGCAAGCCGATTACATTAGAGACGGGTTAGAATACAATACTTGGAAGAACAATTTAGAACATGTAATTAAACACGGAAATATTAGGTGTGCAACAATAATGATGACTATTACAAGTCTGAGTTTGTTTAGTATTACAGAATTTTTAGATGATATGGCAGAACTAAAAACAAAATACTTGCCGCATCAACCAGCAGTAGATTTAAATATTTTGCGTTGGCCTAGTTTTATGAGTCCTTTGGCTTTTCCTGATCACATAAAAAATCACTGTAGAGAAAAATTAGAAAATTGGTACGAACAAAATAAAAACAATCCTTTATTTAATCCAGGCGAAAAAGCACAAATACAACGATTAATAGATTACATTGAAGTCGTTGATAAACCTCATAGACGCACAACAGAAGATAAAGACAAACTACAACATGATTTTAAAAGTTTCTATTTACAGTATGATAAACGCAGGAATAAGGATATAAATGTGTTTCCTAAAATATTGACAGATTGGTTAGACACTATTGATCTTGATGATACTATTCCTGTTATAGAAATGCACGAAGGGAGTATCACACATTATGACGACTGATAAAAAACAGTATAATTTTGCATGGGATAGAATTCCTTATAACCAAAAAGGTGTCAGGACACCTGATCGTAATTTATTGGACGCATGGTTTGATGGTAGATACATGTTATCTAATCAATTTTTAAAAGAATATTGCAGGCATGTGGGTGTTTATAATGATGTATCTTTACGTGATGCAAAAAAGTTAAATTTTATATATGAAATTGGTACATCAGGTCCTCCTGCAAACTGGCTAGGCGGATATGATTCTCCTAGACGTAATTTATTTGATATGTTGAATGTACATAGACCTATTGTAATGAATTCAATGCGTAAGCGCAAGTGTATTTTACATATTGATCAAGGATGGGAAGGATTTCCTTTACTAGAAAGAAAAGTGTTAAAAAGTATAGGTGTGGCTAGAGATTACTATGACGTATTTTATACAACACTTTCAAAATACAAGATCCCTCCATCACAAATAATTATTACAACAAGTAATATGTTGGAAAAACAAGTGCATGAAGAAAATTATGGAGGTCTTGAAGACAAACTTAATATAGTGCCATCAATATCTTTTTGCGGGTTGCTAAAATATCAAAATGGACCCGAAGCAATTTCTTTTGATGAACAGATAGAATATAAATCTAAAGCTAAAAAAATGAAAAAATTTAGTTGTATGAATAGAGTTACCAGACAGCACAGAATGGTTTTAGGAGTAATGTTAAATTACTATGAACTATTAGACCCAGAAATAAGTGATTTTAGTCATTCAAAGTTCTTAGGCGGACATCCAGCACAGTCACAAGAGCTAATTACTCATAGACATGCTATTCCTCCTGATTGGGATCCACATCCTGCTTTTACTAGAAGTAATGCAAATGATTTTATTGAAAAACTACCTATGGTATTAGATCAAGCTGATTTTAACCAAAATCATGTATGGACAATTTTTAGAGATACTTATCTAAGAACATGGTTTAGTCTAATACCTGAAACAGCATTTAACGAAGAACATAGTACATGCTTATTCTTTTCAGAAAAAATCTTTAAACCTATGTTAATGCACCAACCTTTTGTTATAGCTGGGCATCCTAATTCTCTAGCAAAGTTAAAAGAGTTAGGATTTAAAACTTTTGACAAATGGTGGGACGAACACTATGATGGTATAAAATCTCCTACGCAAAGAATGCAAGCACTTGTGCAACTAACGAAAGAATTATCTGAAAAATCTGATAAAGAATGGTTAGAAATGTATAAGGATATGCAAGAAGTATTAGAGCACAATTATAATCACATGGATAAAATGAGTTACATTGATTATTCAGAGGTATTAAAGTGAATTACAAGAGATTATTTACGTTCGGTTGTTCGTACACAAAATATATTTGGCCTACTTGGGCAGATATAATTGCTAGAGACACAGGATTGCCTTATCAAAATTGGGCTGCAAGTGGCGCAGGCAATGTTTTTATTCATTGTGCAATGATAGAGGCAAAAATTAAAAATAGTATTAACGAAGACGATTTAATACTTGTAAATTGGACATCGTGGCATAGAGAAGATAGAGTAAATCTCAATGGTGATTGGATGTTAGGCGGAAACATATTTAATAATAATTCTAACTACAATAAAAATTTTTTAAAAAATTATCATTCTATATATAACGATATTGTAAAAAATGCTACAGCTATTATTGCCGGAAATGATGCTTTGCCTATTGCGTTCCAAAGTCATATGGTTGATTATGAAACAATGGTAGAATATCCTGGTATAAATCAACTTCATGCTGACGATTTAAAAACTAGGTATGCATATTATAATGATGCATTACCTGAAAAGAAAATATTCAATACCACAGACGCAACATATTTTAATGGTATGACAAGTAATATAGATCATCATCCTGATATACTAGGACACTTAGGACATGCTAAACAAATTTATGATGATCTAGGTTGGAAATTAAAACAAGAAACTATTGACTATTATAATATTATGCAAGAAAGAATTGTCAAACGTATTAGAAAACACGACTACTGGGACACAATACAAGAAACAATACAAAAAATTTACCCACCTGAAAGTTTCTAAATAAATAATAAACTACGTATATTATAGGAGTTTTAAATGAAGGTTGGATTTATAGGCATAGGTAAGTTGGGTTTGCCTTGTGCAGAAGCAATAGCACAAAAAGGCCACTATGTTGAAGGATATGATGTTCAACAAGTTACAAGTAATTATATTACAGTTGTAGACACTGTAAAAAATGTTGTAAAAGATAAAGACATTGTATTTGTTGCTGTACCAACTCCGCATGATCCAGAGTATGATGGTAGAGCACCTACTGCACACTTAGAACCAAAAGACTTTTCTTATGATATAGTGAAACAGGTATTGACCCAAGCAAATGAACATATGACAAAAGACCAGTTACTTGTGCTTATTAGTACGGTATTACCTGGCACAACAAGGAGAGAATTTGTTGGACTTACGAATAATACTCGTTTTATATATAATCCTTATCTTATTGCAATGGGCTCTGTGGCATGGGACATGGTCAATCCCGAAATGGTCATGATTGGTACAGAAGATGGTACTGAAACAGGCGATGCAAAACAGCTTGTAGATTTCTATAAAACTATAATGGAAAATGCTCCGCGATATGAAATAGGCACTTGGGACGAGTGTGAGTGTATTAAAGTGTTCTACAATACATTTATTAGTGCTAAGATTGGATTAGTTAACATGATACAAGACGTTGCACAAAAGCAAGGCAATATTAATGTAGACATTGTTACAGAAGCACTAGCAAAAAGTACAAAACGTATTATGGGTCCGCAGTATATGAAAGCAGGCATGGGCGATGGCGGCGGTTGTCATCCACGTGATAATATTGCTCTACGTTACATGGCAAGTGAATTGGGACTAGGATACGATATTTTTGATGCTATTATGAATGCTAGAGAAATTCAGGCAAAAAATCTTGCTCTAGAACTTGTAAAATATGCAGAAGAAACAAACCTGCCAATCTTTATTCACGGCAAAGCATATAAACCAGGAGTGTCTTACTGTGACGGAAGTTACAGTTTACTTATAGGACATTATGTTGAAGAACAAGGACATCGTGTTACATATATTGATCCCCTTACAGGCGATAATGTTGAACTAGGTATGCCAGGAATTATTTTACTTGCTCACAGTGCAAGTACAACATACAAATATATGCAAGAAGAAGGTGACAGCAATGATAGACTATATTGCAAATTCCCTCAAAAAAGTATAATTGTTGATCCTTGGAGAAACTTCCAGTCTGATGATTGTACTGTCGTACACTATGGTAACACGAGACATGGTTAATTCATGTATGATATTATATTTATAAGTTACCAAGAACCAAATGCAGATGAAAATTTTGCAAACCTAAAACAAAAATATCCGACGGCTAAACGTGTACACGGTGTAAAAGGTATTCACCAAGCACACATTGCAGCAGCCAAAAAATGTTTCACTAAAATGTTTTGGGTAGTTGATGCAGATGCAATTCTATTAGATGATTTTAATTTTGATTACAAAGTTCCAGATCATCAACTAGATCATGTCCATGTTTGGCGCAGCCAAAACCCAATTAATGATTTAGTTTACGGATACGGAGGAGTTAAACTTCTTCCTAGAAAATTAACTTTAAATGTAGATATAACTAGTCCTGATATGACTACTAGTATTAGTAGTAATTTTATGGCAATGAAAGACATATCAAACATCACTGCATTTAATACAGATCCGTTTAATACTTTTAAGTCAGCGTTTAGAGAATGTGCAAAGCTCAGTAGTAAAGTAATTAAAGGACAACATGACGAAGAAACAGAAAAAAGACTTGAAACATGGTGTACAGTTGGAGAAGACAAACCTTACGGTTCCTATGCTCTTGCCGGTGCTAGGGCTGGTCGTGAGTTTGGCATTTCTAATAGTAATGATCTTAAGTTAATAAATGATTTTGAGTGGTTATATGAACAATTTCAATAATATACCATGGAATAATATAACACGTTTTGGCCAGAAAACTCTTCTAAAGAGTCATCTTTTTACAGTTTCATGGATCCTGGCTAGATTTTGTAATTATAACTGCTCATATTGCTGGCCTTATGCAAGATCTAGTACCCCTGATCACCAAGATTTAGAAATTTACTTAAACGCACTAGATAGCATCAAAGCACAGGCACGTGCAAATAACTTTACAGATTTCCACTTTAGTTTCTCAGGCGGTGAACCGACTGCTTATAAATACTTTGAGGAGATTATAAATCATTACTGTAGTGATACAGCACCCGAATATCAAAGTATACACATGACTACAAATCTTAGCCCAGGCAGTAAATGGTGGGCAAAGTGGTTAGACAGCACTAAAACACTGCAACGCAGAAGTATAACAGCAAGTTATCATGCAGAGTTTGCAAAAGAACAGGAGTTTGGAGATAAATGTCTCCAGTTAATAAATGATGGTGCATTTGTTACAATCAATCAAGTTATGGTTCCAGAAATGTTTGACGAGCTTTACGAGCGTCTGGAACGATTTGCCGCCAGAGGTATCAATGTCACTCTCAAACCGCAATCCGACCCTACTGCATCCTATGTTATACCTGGATATACAGCTGAACAAATTGGAAGAATGCAAACAGGATTTCCACAAAAGTGGAACAAAGAGCACGTTGCACAAATCGCACTCTACGATAAAGACGGACTAGAGTATGAACTAGATCAAGCAGAACGGTTTAATGCTTTTGGATTTAACAAATTTAAAGGATGGACCTGTAATGCAGGATATCAAGGAATTGTAATTAGAGAAAACGAAGTAAAACGTAGTTACAGTTGTCATGAAGAGCCTCTAGGTACATTAACTAATGGGTTTGAAATATTTAAAGAACCCCGAGTATGCGTAACACCTACATGTGTTAGTAGTGCAGATAGTAAAATACCAAAGGTAAGAAATGTATAATTTAAAAGACATAAAAGATATTCATCTTGAAATTACTAGCAAGTGTCAAGCTTCTTGTCCTATGTGTGCTAGAAATATTCAAGGTGGTCCTTTAAATCCTTTCTTACAATTAAACGAAATAACATATATAGACTTCCAAAGTTGGTTTAGTCCAGAGTTTGTAAAGCAGTTAAAAAAATTATATATGTGCGGAAATTATGGTGATCCTATTATTGCACGTGACACATTGGAAATATTTGCATATTTACGATCCTACAATCCTACAATATATTTAAGTATGAATACAAATGGTAGTGCAAGAGATAGAACTTTTTGGTCTCGCCTAGCTGACTTAGGTGTTGCTGTCAGATTTGGCATTGACGGATTGGCTGATACACACAGTAGATACCGCATTGGCACAGACTTTAATAAAATAGTAAATAATGCACGAGCATTTATAAGTGCAGGCGGATATGCAATTTGGGATATGTTAGTTTTTGATCATAATAAACACCAAGTTGACAAATGCAAAGAATTTAGCACAGAATTAGGCTTCCGAGAGTTTCATCATAAAAACACAAGTCGTTTTAGAGAGGAAAGTCTTATAGTTATTGACAAAGAAGGATTGCAAGTAGATGAACTTTTCCCTACAGAAAAAAGTTTACAACACAAGGCTAAAATAAACACAGACTCTAAAACAATTAGTTGTAAAGCAGTTAACGAAGGAAGTATATATGTTGGAGCAAATGGTAATGTTACACCGTGCTGTTGGACAGATTTAGAATATATGCCAACTCATAATTCTAGTAGAATAGAAATTAAAACAAGGATAGGCAACGTGCCTAATTTGCATAACAATACTATGCAAGAAATATTTTCTTCAAACTTCTTTAATGACATTAAAGATACTTGGAGTTGTAGTCCGTTAAAAGAATGTGCAAAAAATTGCGGAAGTTTTAGAAAGTTTGAGGCTCAGTATGAAAGTTGATATCGAAGACGTACTTTTTTGGATGGATGCTATTCGTAACAGCGAAGATAGATATCGCACACTAGAGAGG